CCCGTTCCAGATTTCACGCATCTTATATAGCTTTTCTCGGAAAGCTATATTGCGTAAAAGTTTGTTGAGAGGTTGATCCCCGCTAAAAGAGTCTTGAGTAATATCAAGGTCGGCAAGGTAATCGCGGCGTCCAAATGATTTAAGGTAATCGCGGCGACGCATCCTGATGGTGTCTTCGCTGATACCCGCACCTTCGTATGCGGCGATAATGATTTGCTTTAAGGTGACCTTGCGCTTGTCCATAAGAAAAAACACAGAATTGTACGTGGGCCATTTGCCGTTCTTGTCCCAATCGCGGAATATCTGGATAAGATCATTCATCGTCACTCTCCAGACCATACCGCTCGACCATATCTTCGTTGGTTTTTTTCATAAAATCTTGAAAAACTTCCATTGTTGAGAGGTCGTCGAGGTCGCAAGACGCGGCATTAAGTTGCAAATCCATGCCGTTAAGCGTGACGTGTGAAAGCTCCGTTAACACACAGGAGTTATCTAACACGCCTACAAAAAGACGCATTTTCTTATCACCTGCAAAAAGATTTAACAAAAAACAAATATCGACGTTTGACAGATTGTTCGCCAAGTCGATCAATTCCTCACGACGTTCTTCACTAGGTGTATCTGAATCCATTTCTTTCTCCTTTTTTTGTTGAACAAACCGACATTAGCACGCATCGCATACTAAAATCAAGTAAGTACAAAAGAGGAATTTAGCGGTTTTCAGTCCACTCAATGAAAAAAGCAAAGACGACGATGCCGACGACTATGATAATAGCCCATTCAACAAGCGCGATTTTATCCACGCGATCCGCCGTCGTAGGGGGTGGCGTGATTTTCTGCGACGAGGATGTCACAAATAGATTTACCGTCAGCCGTGTGCGGTATGCCGAGGATTCTGCCGTATTTTCCCTTGCCAAAGGAAGTTAGCTGAAATGTTTCCCCACAAAGCTCCGTGAGCCGTGATTTAGCGGCCAAGCCCCGCTTCTTCTCTTCCAGATCACGGGTGCGGGACTCGGGAGCATTGATGCCTTTAAGCCGGATGCGTTGTTTGGCAAGAACGACGTTAAAGCCAAGATCAATAGAACAATCCAATGTATCCCCATCAATTATTCTGTCCAGCGTGCAGTTATAAAAGTACGGCGTACTCATTTCTTTTGCTCCCTGTTACCAATATACGTTGGAAGGTATTTAATTTTTCCGCCTTTTTTTAAAAACGCGGCGACTTCTGCCTCAAGCTCTTTTCGATTTTTTTTCGGTCGTCGCTTAACGTTAAGAGGGGGCACGAGTCGGGGTATCTTTTTATTAACTTTGCTAAAAACCCAGTTACTTGTTCTCATCTTCTGGCTCCATCACTTGCATTAACTTGTCCCATCTCACGTATTTTTTGCGGGCGGCGCACCAGAACAACCCGTTGTAAGGCGACTTGGTTGTATCTTTCTTTTTCAGTGGTTGTACGGGTGAAACTGGTTCCATTTTGTGCAAGGCTCCTTGCAGATTTTACTGGTTATTTTACACATTAAACGTTTGTTTCCAACCGCCTTGGAAAAAGCGCAATTTCGACAAGTACGTTTAGTTACCTGTTTTTTATCCCAACAATAATTTTTAAAATTGCAGTACCGGCATGAAAAAGCGGCGGGATCATTGCTTATTCTGCCCCGTGCGCCGCGAAGCGCACGTATAGCCCTGTGCATAATGGTTCGATATTCGTCCTCATCAAAACGCACCACCTCAATGTGGTACAGGGAATTGTTTTTATTATAGGAAACCATTAAGCCTTTTTCCATTTCTCCCAAGCCCATCATAATTTGCATTTGCGCGTAATAAATCGGGTGAGACTCGCGGATACCCCGATTTTTAAAGAGATTCCATTTTTTGTCGTTCATGGATTTAATTTCTAACAGTACGCGCCCGTCTTGCGTTTCAAAAATGCCGTCGGCGTGGGCTTGAAAGTGTCCGCCAAAACGTTCCCACTCCCATTGGTCTTGGGTGCGTGGATCGTACTCCCAGAGGGGTAATCCCGCCGATTTTAAGTCTTTGACAACGGCGTCTTCAAGATGGTGTCCAAGGCTGAATATTCTAAGGACAGGGCCGGGAATGCGTTCGCCTTCAAATCCTCGATAGGTGTAATTTAAAAAAGCTTCACATTCGTTGCCCGCACTGCTTGCGCCAATATATTTTCGCGTCGTCCGGTTGTCGCGGTTCATGCACGCTGCGTCGATGGCGTCAACAATTTCTTGGGGTTTCATAAATGAAAACCCCCGCCGGAGCGGGGGAAAGGAAACGAGAACAAATTGGAAAATGTCTCATGTGACATGATTAAAAAGAGGGAAGTCTCCATGTCAAAATCCGTTATACGTTCATTAATGACGGTTGTCAACAGCATCATCGTCCACATAACCACTAGAAAAAACGTCACGAAAGTCAACAATCGCTTGATTTGCCGCTTGCGCGGCTTCGTTATTGTCGCCTTTTTTCGTCATCACGGTAACGTAAACCATGATCCAGAGGTCGGATTCAGCCATCATACGTTCCTACTTTTTGACTCTTCGAGTATTAAACGCTCAATCATCCAGCGTGCTTTTTTTAAATCCTGTAACGGCTCGGACTTATCACGATAACGCCAGAGGTACTTAATTGCCGTGCCCTTCAGGTAATCCTGAAAACCCGCACGCGACATACTTCCCTGAATTGCATCGATACATTCTATGCCGTCTTCATGCAAATTGTAATGCGCGGGATGATTGACGGGATCAGTTATCATGGTCATCATTTTTCGATACGTTGAGGTCATAAAGTTCTTTACTTCTTTGAAAACGGGACATCTCTTGCTTTGCCATCATTAATTCCGACCAAATTTGTATTTCATCAATCTGATCTTTATACACTGCGCCATTACGGTCTAGCTTTTTAAACAGTTGTTGCAATTTTTTTTCAATCATCGGGCAAAGAATAGCTCGGCTCTTCTGGAACATGAGTTGGATCATTAGCCCGCATTTTTTTTAACTCGTCCGCAATCCAAGTCTGGTCATTTTTTGACAGGTAATCATGCTTCCAAGATTCAAATAAATACCGCAATTGACCGGAAATCGTCCGTCCTTCCACGTTAGCGATGATAACAATTTCTTCATACACCGGTCGTGGAAGCAGTACGCTTTTCCATTTTGTCGTGTCCATCAGTTTCTCCTATTTACCTGTATACGAAAGTATACAACATGTCTCAAGTTGTCTCAAGAGTTCCCAAGAGGTCTTGCCTCACCCCACGAGGGTCCGTAGTCAATGTCACATTTGCAAGGGACTTTAATATTTATGGCGTTTTCCATCGCTTCTGCGTAGCCAAACGCCTCTTCTTCCGAACTTACCGAAAAAGCCAGTTCGTCGTGAACCTGTAGCAAGGGCGTCTTTCCCGCTTGATAAATATCAACCATCGCTTGCTTTGTCATATCTGCCGCAGACGCCTGTATCAGGCGGTTTAACGCCTTGTATGTATACGCCCTGCGTAATCTGGTCGTTGGTCCGTGAGCCGCGACCGCTTCCTTGTAAGGCATGGCTTTGTGCATCTCAAACGTGTTCGGCTCCCACAGGTCAAACCGGCATTTACGCCCACCTAGTGAGCGCACCGATCCCGAGGAGCGGGGGTCTTCAAGACGGCGTTGTACTCCCTGCATTAACTGTTTTACAAAAGGCACGCGGGAATGATATTGCTTGGTAAGTTCCTTGGCTTCCTCTTGCGTAATGTCCAGTTGTGCGGCAAGTTTCGTAACACCCATTCCGTACATCATTGCAAGGTTGATTACCTTTGCCTGTTTGCGTGGGATATCCGCCATTTCAGCAACCATCGTATGAAAGTCTGTATCAGGATTGTCCGTGTAAGCTTCAACAAACTCATCTGTCCCCGCCAGTGATATGTTTTGCGTATCCCCGTAGGCTTTGGCGTAATGCACCAAGATCCGTGGCTCTTGCTGGGAAAAGTCAATTGCCGCCCAGTTTTCCCCTTCCTCGGGAAGAAACAGGGAACGGATCATGGGACCTAGCTCGGGATCGCGGGCCGGTATCTGCTGTAAGTTGGGGTTGTTCATGGAAATGCGCCCAGACACCGTACCACCGTCGTCAGAGCGAATTTGATTAATATGGCTATGTACCCTCCCGTCAGAGCGAACGTGCTTTAGAAGCCCGTCTATAAAGCTTCCTTGGGTTTTATTCAAGTTGCGGGCTTGCACGATGCTTTTAGGCAGTTCGTGCGGATGATCAAGTAAAAATGCCTTTGTAAAACTTGGGGAGCCTTTCTCAGTGTGTGGATATTCTAATTTGACCGCCTTAAAAGCCTTGGCAATGGACTGTGCCGCCCAGATTTCCACCTCAAACCCAGCTAACTCTTTTATACGTCGTAACGTCTGCTTTTCTCGCTTGATAAGCTCCTGTTTTGTGCGTTCGGCGCGATCTATGTCCAGACGTATGCCTTGTTGTGTCATCGCAACCAGACAGGGTAAGAGGGCAGTTTCGGTGTTCCAGATCGCCCACATATCCTGACGGTTCAATTCCGTCTGGAAATTTCGCCAAAGCTCTAAGGTTAGTTGGGCATCAGTTTCTGCGTAAGGTCCGACGTACATGGCCGGTAACTTCCACATTTCCCCTTTTGGATCGACGCCAAAATCGCGGGCGGCTTCTACCAAGGTTTTTTCAGATTTTGTCTTGCCAAGATAATCGTAGGAAAGAGCGTTAAGCGTGTAGCTAAAACGGTTTTCATCCAGCAAGCTTGCCGTCAGCATGGTGTCGATGATGCGCCCATTGACGGTAAAGCCTTCAGATAAAATCCAGCCAAGGTCATATTGGGCGTTGTGCATAATCTTGTCGGCGTCGCACTCAAACACTTTCTTGAGCCAGCGCGAGACAATGCGCTTATCTAGATTACCACCACCGGTATGCCCAACAGGCACGTAACATTTGTAACCGTCGGCGGCAATAGCATACCCCACTACTTCACCGTTTCGTGTGGGCCATCCGGGTCCGCTGTTTTTCAGATCGGGATCGCGGGTTTCAACATCAATGGCGATTTCTTTTGCCTCGGATAAATCGGGAAACTCGGACGGGGGGACCCAATCGGAGCGAGGCGGGAACATTGCCATTTGCAATTTACCTACTTTCACAGGTTCGCTCCCGCATGATCGCCACTTGAAAAGCCGCGCAAGGCACACAAAGCCAACCCTGCCGGAAGTTGCGCTCCATGTTGACAATTTCGTCAGCCCTGCCGCCACACTCTGGACACGTTTTATATGTCAGGGTTTCTGGCTCTATAATAAAATTATCTACCACTGTCATTTCTTTCATAAGTTGTACGCTCTTCCGTAATCGTCCGGTTCTATAATAAAAAGCCGTTCCATTGTCCGTGTCACAGCGACATAGAACAGTCTGTGTAAGTCATCGGAAGAAGAATTCATTGCAGACATCGTCAGATCGGTTATGACCACCACGTTTTCCGCTTCCCCACCCTTTGTGCCGTGAATCGTGGACAATCGTATGCGGGGCATCGCATTAAACTTTTCACCCCTGCGCAACAAAGCAGTAATGTAGGCACGATCAAGATTAGGCATCTTATCCATAGCCTCGTGCCAGATCATGTCCTTGGTAGCCAGCAAACCAAACTCTCCCTGTAACCGCTCAAGGGTAAGTAGATCATCATCCTCACAATCTATGGTTTTATAGCCTCGCTTGACACGCACACCATTTCCCGACATGTAGCTATATATAGCTCGTGCCACGTGTGGCGTGATCGCCTTGCCGTTGCGCATTTGCTCCCATCCGTTAATTGCATTAGATAACCGGTCGCTAATACTGCGTGCGCCCTTGTATTCAAACAGGTAACCATTGCTTTTTAAATCTTCGGCTATGTCATATAGCATATAATTGGCTTGTGCCATAACCAGCCACGAGCCGTTTGACATATCTATTTCGCGTACATCGTGCAGTCTTATAATCTCTCCGATTTTATCTTGCGGCTTGTATACCTTTGGAAAACGGTTTCTAATTTGCGTGGCAATCCCCTCTGCCAATCTGTGAATAACCGCCGGTATGCGATAAGACTGCTCTAAAACTTCAACGCCACCGGACAACGAAATGAATTGATCGACGTTAGCTCCAGCCCACCTGTAAATGGCTTGATCGTCATCACCCGCGCAATACATTTTTTTAGATCGTTTGTCCAGTTGATGTGCAATATCCCATTGTAGGTTGGATAAATCCTGTGCCTCATCTAATACACACAAATCAAATTCGGGTATCAATTTGTCCGCTTCCTTGACAAAAAGCTCCAGCAAATCGGTAAAATCCATAATGGCGTTGGCTTCTTTAAAATTCTGATAACTGCGTGCCACATAGTCCACTTCAAACCAAGTATGATCTATATCTGACAAATCGTACTCGCGCCGCAAATCATTTTTTTTGAGGCGGGCGAGTTGTATTAAAGACAGGATAGGGTGATCGCGCTGACTAATGACGGTTTCGTTTTCTGCCGCTACCGTGCTGGATAGTTCAAAACCGGTCGCTTGCGCAAACTGCTTATAATTTTCGCGAGACATCATATCCCGCTCACGCACACCCAATGCTCGGTAGGCAAAAGAATGCAAGGTGCGAAAATACGGAAGATCATTTTCTGGATCAAAGCCGAATCGGGTGCAAGCCCTTTCTCTGGCTTCGTTAGCGGCTTTTCTGGTAAATGCAAAAAAACCTATCTTGTTAGGATCTACACCATCTTCTAATGCGCGGTCTACAAAATTCAATAGCGTAGTGGTTTTCCCCGTTCCGGGGGGTCCGAATACCCTAAACACTAGAAAGGAGCCTGATCCGTAACGAATTGCTTGGCTTGCAAAGGCTCGTGAGCCGCGCCGTATGTAGGAATTTTCCAAACCCGTGTCGGCTTGTTCTTGATTCGTAAGACGGTCGCTTTGCCGTTTATGTCCCGTAAGCGTTGCGCCACCTTGTGTGTCTTAAATTCTGAAAACTTATTCTTGCGAAGGTAATTTTCAAAATCTTTTAAGCGGAATAAAATGCAGTCTTCTTCGTCATCAATATAGGGACGACGTAATAGTATCTCTTCGCGATCCTTCGCCTGTTGCCCTGTGGTACAAAATTCCTCCAGAAACTCATAGAACTGACCGGTTGTCGAAGCGTCTTCGCTAACCTCGATGATAGCCCCGTCTGTGTCCGCCATCTCCTGTAACAAGTGGTTGATACGCGATTCCCACGATTGCTTGGCGGTAGATCGTGGCATAAAGTTTAACTGTTCAATACACGACTTCTGGAATTGTGTCTGGTTTTGTAAGGCTTCAGTCTCAAGCTCCAAAGGATAGCCGTTTACGTCAAGAAACCACACGGGCGGTGTAGAATTATACTTGCGAAGATTGGCTACGGTAGCCCCAGATTGTGCCGAATCTATGCCAAATTTGCGCGTCTTGCACAACTCCGCATTACAGTAAGATGCAATAGGTTGGTCCTTGCACTTATATGCGTAATCGTTTTTTTGCAGTTGCTTGACTACAATATTGACTTCCGCCAAGGGTAGCGGGGGGTCTACATAGCGCATGTTGTAAGACAAAATCTCGTCTTCCCACGTATCTGCGTAGGCTTTACGAAGGTATACGCCAATTGAAAACAAACCATTGTTTCTTCCCCCCTCACTTATTTTTTCACTACAAAGCGTCTGTAGGCAAGGCGGTCCATCCTTGATCGGGGTATTCTCATCCTCTGTAATTTGTAACGCCTGTACCTGTTCTGGCGTCTGCACGTAATTATCGTAAATCTCTATAAATTCGTCCAAGGTAGCGGCAGAGCCGTCGTCTTTTATGGCGTAACGCAAGCCTTCTTCCGCGTCGTAATAAGGCAAATTTAAAAAATTACCAACATCGCCTCGTTCCAAGAACAGTTTTACCTGTTTAGGAAATATCTCCGAGCCACCATAGCCTAACGCCGCCGCAATCTGATTCAGTACGTCTTGCATTTCTTTAGCGGTAATCCAATCGGTAGTAAATAAATAACAATGCGCTCCGCCGGATTTAGAGCGACAAACCACTAAGGGCAACTTCATACGACGTATTTTTGCAACCACTTCTTTATGATCTAAGGGGTATTCATCAATATCGATGCAACCCCATTTAACTTTGTTTTCTTCATTAATCGGGATAATACCAATTGCCGCGCCTTTGCCCGACAGATGTTCCTCCCACAATGCCGTGGTCCGTGGTTCGCGAACGACCGATGCTTTGCCGGTATTTTTACCGTTCGACTTGGACCCTTCTATTTTATATGTGCCGTAGGCGACCTTTAGGCCGTCAAATATCTCGGCAAACTTTGTTGTTTTTGACATCACTTAACCCCAAGATGAAAAAAGCCGGAGTTTCCTCCGGCGATTAAATTAAAACGGTGCTTCGTTCTCCTGTGAACCACCCGCTTCATCTCGGTGTTTTACCTCTACATCATCATTGGCGATTGCTCCTGCAAAGGCTTTTGCCTGTGCATACAAATTGGCATCATCAACTTGCTTATCGAGCGATACTTCCCAGCCGTGCCACGATCCCTTGGAGTTTTCCTCCGACACGGTTTTTAGCAAATATTGATGGCTAAATCGTGGCGGCGTAAAAGGTCCGTTTTTTCCCATCATACTGCGACTAGCCACCATGCTGTTCCACTTACGTGACTTCTTTAACTGCGTAGACTTCATCGCAATCAACGCCGTGGTCGGCATCCCGTCTTCGCCCAGCACTAATACAAAATGCTGGTGTGTCTCCTCAAGATACGAGCCGTTGCCACCGACAACATAATCTTTGTTGTCATCAGCACTGCGCTCGACCTTGGGCAAGCTTTGCTCCGGTGTGAAAATATTCACAGGAGCGCCACTGCCAATCCCACGAGGACTCCACTCAATATAACGACGCTGATAAGAACATGGGATGACCACAATACCTGTCTTTCCGGCATAGACGTCGCCCGTGACCGTGTTATAGATATCTCCAGCTTTAGCATCGTCCAAATCGTCCAGAGTTGGGTCTTGACGACTAAGAACCTTAATGAAAGGGAGCGCCAAGTCTTCTTGAGCCATGTCAACACCGACTCCTGCGTCTGCTTCAAATAAGCTTTGATCGAATTCAACCACTTCATTTTTACTACCTCCTGCTACACTTTTAGTTGCTGCCATTTTACTTCCCTCGCTTAATAGTTGCACGCTGACCTACGAAAGCCCCGAAAAGTTCCATCGGGAACTCGTTACCCGATTCGACTTGTTCACGGACCCAAGCTTTGAGCGTGGATGAATGTATCTCTGTTTTCTGCTCTGCAACAAAACCCTGCTGTTCTGCAAAATCACAGAAATCAGTAGCTTGCTGGTCTTCACCTCGCCCGAAGTTACAGGACACGGTGTTTTTAATAAGATCGCCGAACTCATGCTGACGAAGCCACTCGTAAGCCTGTTCACGATTGTCGATCTTAATGTGTGCGCCATAAGTAGGACGAACCGTAACTTTTGACCCGTCATCGAGTTCTAAAGAAGCGAGTCCAATTTCTTGCAACATGGCGGGAAGGTCTTCGTCGGTCAATTTCAGCAAAGCTTTTTTCTCCGCTTTCAGCGTCTGTTCTAAAGCGGCGACTTCCACCTCTTTATCCCTGACAGCCCTAGCAATCTCTGCTATACTTTTAAGTCCTTTTCCGTCGATAGATTCGACGGCGGAAGCGACAGACCCAACGTCGGCTTCCATTTCTGCTACTAAATCCTGCATCGTTTTTCCTCTCTCGTTGTTAGGAGCTTTTCCAAGCTCTGGACGTATAGCATAATCTTATATATAATCGCATGTCAAGGGGGGATGTTATGTATCAATATAAAACAGAGCCGTATAATCATCAGCGCGAAGTTTTCGACGCATCTTGGCAACGAAAGTATTTTGCATTGTTTATGGAGATGGGTACAGGTAAGTCAAAGGTTGCCATAGATACGATGGCCGCGCTGTATGAAGCGGGTGAGATCAATACCGTACTGATAGCCGCACCCAAGGGCGTGTTTGACAATTGGATTAAAGCGGAGATCCCCACACACTTGCCGGAGCGCATACAAACAAAGATAGTGCGTTGGCAACCCAACATTACAAAAAAATATAAAGCTGAGATTGAAGAATTAGCTTTGCCCGAGAAGCGTGAGCCGGGATTCTTGCACATACTGGTAATGAATATAGAAGCGTTTAGCACAAGCAAAGGTGCAGGGGCGGGACAGAAGTTTCTCAAGCTTAATCCAGAGAATATGTTGATACTGGATGAAAGCACTACTATTAAGAACAAAAGTGCGTCACGTACCAAGAATTTAGTGAAGGCAGGAGAACAGGCTAAGTACAAACGCATTCTTACCGGATCGCCAATTACCAAGTCGCCAATGGATCTGTTTAGCCAATGCCTGTTTCTTGACCCCCGCGCATTAGGGTTTCGCAGTTTTTACTCGTTTCAAAATCGTTACGCTATTGTCGTTCGGCGTGCTATGGGTCACAGAAGTTTTCAGGAGATTACAGGCTATCGCCGGTTAGACGAACTAGGCGAGAAGCTGGATACCTTTAGTAGTCGCGTATTAAAAGAAGATTGCCTTGATCTACCGGACAAAATATATACACAACGTCAGGTGCCTTTAAGCACAGAGCAAGCAAAGCTGTACGGTCAGATGCAAGAATTGGCGTTAGCGCAACTGGAGCGAGGCAAACTAGCTACCACACAGTCTGTGCTGACACAGATCATGCGATTACAGCAAATATGCTGTGGTCATTTACAGCCTGATGACGGGCGCATACAAGAATTACCCAACAACCGACTAACGGAATTGTTAGCGGTGTGTGAAGAGTTTCAAGGTAAAGCTATTATCTGGGGAACGTGGACTTACGATATCCAGAAAATAGCGGACGCCTTGCGCCGTCGATATGGCGCACATTCGACGGCAACCTACTATGGCGATACGCCACAGGATGAGAGGCAAGAAATTGTTGAGCAGTTTCAAGACCCCGATTCCGAGCTACGTTTTTTTGTCGGTCAACCCAAAACCGGCGGTTATGGCATTACCCTGACTGCCGCAAGTACCGTGATCTATTATAGCAATAGTTATGATCTTGAGATACGGCTACAGTCGGAAGATCGTGCGCATCGTATTGGTCAGACTTCGGCAGTGACGTATGTGGACCTTGTTGCTCCCAATACAATTGACGAAAAGATTCTTGAAGCCTTGCGCGGGAAGATAAACATTGCCGGGGAAGTGCTTGGAGAGAACACCAAGGATTGGCTGATCTAGCCCCGTCCTGTCCTAATCAAGTCCGATACAGTATCAAACGGATACATCGCCGCGTACTGCTGACGTTGTTGTGGCGACGCCGGTGGAGCCGTGGGCGGTGACACAGGAACCGTGGGTTGTGTGTCCATGTTCATGGCAACCTGTGCGGCGGGTTGTTGGGGTGGCGCGGTCATTGTTACAGGCTGTTGTGCTTTAA